TTTGTGACACAGGGGTTTTGGTTTTGCCTAGAAATGTAAAAGATTTTGACAGCCAAAAAGTAAAAGATGTGTTCAGACGTGGTGATAAAGTGGAAGTCTATTTATGCTACGGAATGGATGAAGACCTGAAGCTTGAGTTTACCGGATATATTGATAAGGTATCAGCGGATTATCCGATAACAATAACTATAGAAGATGATATGTGGAAACTAAAACAGATACCTGTCAGTTTTGCGGCAAAAGACATTAAGCTAAAAGATTTCATTACAAAGTTTATAAAAAACTACCCACTAGATATTGATTCTGATATTAGTTTGGGAGCAGTCAGGTTTAGTAAGGTGACATTTGGCGAAGTTTTGAAAAAGCTACAGGATGATTTCAGTATTTATTCTTTTATCCGGAATGGAAAGCTTACCATCGCAAAACCTTACTCTGATGTTACAGAAGAAATTCCGGCTTTTGATTTAGAAAGGGATTGTGTAAGCAATGATCTTAACTATCTGAGCAAAGATGAGCGGCTTGTGAAAATCATAGGTCAATCTATGCAAAAAATTGCAAAAGCTGTAAAGAAAAAAGAGAAAGATAAAAAACTGAAGTTTGAGTTCGGTGATGCTGATGCTACCAGTACAATTAATTGGACTTTTTCTGTAACGAATTTGAAAGACTTGGAACGTGAAGTAAAAAGGATGTATGAAGACTGGAAAAAAGAAGGCTGGGACGGTAGCTTTACAACATTTGGATATCCAAATTTAAAGCACGGACAAAAAATAAAGCTCACATCCTCTCTATATGAAGAGCGATCTGGTATATACTACATTGATAGTTTGAAAAAAAGTTTTAACAGGGATGGATTTCGGCAAGTTCCGGAACTCGGACCCGCTTACATAAAAAAATGAGTTTAGATAAACTGAAAAACACGCTGACTGAATTGGCAAAAAACAATATTCCT